GTACTTTGATTACCCTGTTGATTGGCATGAGCTCTCACAGGCCCTGAACCAAGCCGAGGCCCGCTTGGGCATTGTGCCTGAACGTGGCCTCTTTAAAGATGTGTGTTGCGCAAGCTTCATATCTCTTTGCTTTGTTCCCACCAACACCGGCGGGTATGTGGCTCTGCCCAAATTGGGGCGCATTTTTGCGAAGTTGTTTGCCACCGTGACCCCGTTGGCCGGACGTGACCCATGTGCTTTCGCATCTGCGATTGCACATGCATTTTACCCATTATACCAGGGGTGGGGCCCTATGCGGGCTTTTCTGCTATTCCATATGCAGACACCACCCCTGGACTTACCGAAGAGTTATTTTGAGTATGGTTTTGCAGCATACACGAGCAAACCCAGCCCACCATTGTGCTGGGAAGGGTTCCTTTTGCGGAGGTACCGTGGGACCCCATTGCTCTTAGAGTTACACTACCACGGACAACAGGGTGCAGTTTGGGCTCGAAATCTCATCATCGATGAGATGATAGCCTGTGATATTGCAGACCCGTTGGACCGGTGGGGCTGTATCAGCCTCTGAATTAGTAACACCGTGATTCACTGATCAACTAAAATTATGTCACAAGGAACTCTGTCTTTCCAAAAGTCCAGCCCTGTCCAGTCCCTTGTTGGTCTGGCTAGGCAGATAGCGTTACCTCATGAGTTTGCCCCTCAGAGGTTTCCGAGCTTTCCTGCTTTGGAGAGGACTGCCGTAATGGGTTTTACCCAAAACTCTAACATTTCCGTTGGTTCTAACCCCATCAAAGTTATGACCACGCGACAGGCCGGCTACCCGCTTTGGTCCGATCAGACATGGACGGGTACCAGTTATTATGCCACTTGGAATTTGATGCCAAACCGTGCAGCGCCCACCGTTGTTGCAAACACAGAATTGGCCCTGGTTCCTAGTATTGCATTGGCATATTGGCGCTGCGGTAATACTGGTACAGGCACAACTGATTTTTTGGGTGTCAACACTGCTGGTGTGTCCCCAAATTACCCATTTTTGGGTGTGGACCAGGAGACTGGTCCAATGCCCTATGTGTATGTGCCACAGGGGTTTCAAGCCACGTGGTTGGTGACATGTGGTTTGCCAGTATCTGCCACTTTGGCAACCAACGTTTATGTCACTGAG